TGGGCAATGAACATCAATTTCTTTTTTCCAATTTTGATAAACAGAATTAGGTGCAATAACAAAGGCAAAATCTATCCTTTGTTCTTGGAATAAGTATGCTGCATTATCAATAGCAACTTTAGTTTTACCAGTTCCCATCTCCATAAAATAAGCAAAGTTGTAAGGTTTGGCCCCTTCAATTAATGATTGCCTTTGATGTTTAAATGGTTTTGTTTTATAATTATACACGCAGAATTATTTAAATTATTTGTTTGCATTAATCAAATTAATAATATATTGATTCTTGCACAAGGAGGTTCTTATGGACTTAGAAGCAGAATCTATCATAACGGTAGATACTGGCATGTCGACAGACATTGCCAAATCTTGCAACAAGTTATTGGAAACTCAGAAAAAAATATTAACGACTGAAGAAGAACTGAAAAAGTTAAAAGAAGTCGAGACTACTCTTTCTGAGCAAACAATTCCAAACTTAATGCAACAAGCTGGTTTATCTCTGTTAAAATTAGCAGATGGTTCATCCGTTGAGGTTAAACCATTCTATTCAGCTAGAATACCAGCGTCTAAAAGTGATGAAGCTTTTGACTGGCTTAGAGACAATGGACATGGAGACTTGATTAAAAACCAAGTGTCTTTGGAATTTGGAATGAAGCAAGACAATGAAGCTAAATCAATTATAGAAGAGCTGAAAGCAAAAGGTCTACCAGTGAAGCAAAAAACTTCTGTTCATCCAAGTAGTCTTAGAGGATTTGTTAGAGAACAAATTCAAGATCTTGGTAAAGATGTACCTGCTGAACTGTTTGGAACTTATGTTGCAAATAAAACTAAAATAACCACGAAGGAATAATCATGATCGAAAAAAAAGCGATGACGACAAAAAAAGAAAACCTTCCAGCTGCTATTAATTTAGAGCAGATGGCAGGTCAAGGTCAAGAGTATGTGACGGCTCGAGATCAAAAACTACCAATCCTAAAAATACTTTATGCTAACTCTCCAGTCCTAGATGAGACTGATGGCAAACATGTTGAGACTGCAAAGCAAGGAGACATATGGAGTGAAACATCAGGTAAAGTTTGGAAAGGTAGACAAGGATTAATAGTAGTGCCTTGTCTTTACATAAACACTTTTAATGAGTGGAAAGACAAAGGGGATAGTCCAGGAAGACCAGTAGGTATTCATACTGATCCAGCTATTATGTCCCAAACAACTAGAGGTGCCGACAACAAAGACCGATTAGAAAACGGAAACTATGTTGAAGATACTGGTAATCACTTTGTTTATATTTTGGATGAAAATTATAATCCGATGGAACAAGCTTTGATTACTATGAAATCTACTCAAAAGAAAAAATCAAAGACATGGAATTCAATGATCATGTCTAGAAGAGCACAAGGTAAGAATGGTATGTTCAATCCACCATCATGGTCGACTGCTTACAAGTTAAGCACAACCAAAGAGTCTAATTCACAAAACTCTTGGTATGGATGGGTTGTTGAGTTTGATAAGTTTTTAAATACTCAAGAACATTTAAAAGTATTGGAAACAACTCAAGCTTTCTATCAAAGTGCTATGAAGAGTGATATTTTTGGTAAAGTAGATTTTGCACAAGAAAATCAAGCTCAAGGAAATAATAGCCCAGATAAGACTAACGTTCCATTTTAAACCATGGAACAGGAGCTCTTAAAAATATTTGAGGGTAATTCTGAACTGTTCATCACTACCTCTCTAACTGGAGAGGTAGATGAACGGGGAAAGACAGTAGGCCAAACACTCACGGTCCACGAACCAGTTACTCTTAAAATCTGGAAGGAACATTTAGAAGGTACGAAGCGTATAGGTATCAAACCTGAAAAGGATGATATGTGTAAGTGGGGATGTATAGATATTGACCCACAAAGTTATAAAGATTATTCACAAAAAAAAGTTATAGATATTCTTAGGGACAATCAATTACCATTAGTACCAGTAAGATCAAAATCAGGTGGACTTCATTTGTTTTTGTTTTTAGATAATTGGTATCCAGTAAAAGATGTTTTAAAAAAATTACATGAATGGAATAAAAATTTCTTTCAAGCATTAGAAGTATTTCCAATGAATAAATGCATGAATATGCCTTACTTTAATATGAATGCTACTACTGAGTTTGCATACAATGAATCCAATACTCCAGTTATGATTGGAACATTTATTGAAATAATTAGAAATAAAACTTTATCGTTAGATAAATTACAAAATATAAAAGTAAAAGAATATGAACCTGAAGAGGATTGGAAACACTATCCACCTTGTGTTCAAAAAATGATTATGGATAAATGGTCTGGTAACCATCGTAATGATTTACTTTACAATGTGGGTGTACTTGAGATGAAGAAGTCTGATGGCAAAATTACAATTGAAGAGATGAGAACAATACTTCAAAAAAGAAACCAAGAAATATTTGTAACACCAATGGATCCTAGAGAGATAGATAACTCTGTAGCAAAATCTGTAATTAAAAAAGACTACAACTATAAGTGTCCACCAAAGCTTGGTGCTATTACTCCAATATGTAACAAAGATTTATGTAAGTTTAGAAAACTTGGTATTGGTTCACAAGTCCCAGATTTAATTGATGACTTTGAAGAAATAGAATTTATTAGAAGCACAAAATCAATTGAATATTCTTTTGTATTTCAAGGAGAGAAAATAGTAATTGGTCCAGAAGATATGAAAGATGAAAAATCATTTAGAGTAAAACTTTTAAGATATGGAATTTATTGGGTCACTTTACCAAGACCTAGAAGTGGTCCTTCTCCTTTTGAAATGCTTATATCAACTATTGTTAAGAAAGCAGTAGAGAATGAGAAGATGAAATTTGAAGATACACTAGGAGAAGAGAAATACAATTTTCTTAAAAAATTCTTTGAAAGCCATATTGAGGAAGATGACTTTGATAAGCTGCAAGATAACTATGTGGTCTTAGATTCTAAAACAAATGTGTGTTACTTTAAAAAAATTACTTTTGAAAAGTTCTTAGGTAATGATAAAACATTTAAGAGTGCAGCAGAGGCTATGCACTTATTAGGTTGTGAAAGAATAGATTATCATGAGGGTGTTAAAAATGTATGGTCTGTCGAAATGCCTAAGTTCGTAGATTATAAAAAAGCAAGTAAACCAAAAGAAAAGAAAACAATATCGGAGATGGATGAAGAATTCCACACAGGAAAGTTTAGAACTTAAAATATTAAAAGAACTTTATCACAAAACCATAAAGATCTTTGGTCCTCCCGGTACAGGCAAAACATATACATTAATAGAAAAAGTTTTAAAAAGTTATTTAAGAAAAGGTATTAGACCACAAGAGATAGCCTATCTATCATTTACAAATAAAGCAGTTAACACTGCAGTAAGAAGAGCTATGGAATCTTTTCCAAAGTATAGCACTGAGGATTTTTCTAGATTCAAAACATTACATACTTATTGTAGAAGATATTTTCCTGAAGAAGTATTTGACCCTAAAGATTGTACAATTGATTTTGCTTTACAAACTAAAGTAATTAAATCTAGTGATAAAAGATTAGCAGATGATAACTTTATGTATAAAGACTGGTCATTAGGAGTATACAGTAAAGCTAGAAATTTATTAATCGCACCAGAAGAAGCATATAAACAAGAAGCCTATAAGAGAGATTCACTTACTGTATTTTTAAGAAAGATAAGTACCTATGAACATTACAAGGTCGGTGGAGGAGAAAGATCATTTATAGATTTTGATGACATGATTGAAAGAGCTATCAAAGAAGTAGACTTTCCTTCATTAAAAGTTTTAATATTAGATGAAGCTCAAGATTGTACACCTCTTCAATGGTCTGTTATTTATAAGATGGCATCTAAAGTAGATAGAATATATTTAGCAGGAGATGATGATCAAGCCATATATAAATGGAATGGAGCTGACCCAAAATATTTTACTCAATTCTTTCCTGGTCGTAAAGTAAAGTTAAGAAGAACTCAGAGATTCGGTGAGGCCATACATAGATTTTCTCAAGTAATTAGAAGAGGTATTAGTGACAGTGAAGAAAAAGAATACCTACCGGGAGGAAGTAAAGGATTTGTTAAAGCTTATCTATCATTTAAAGAAATACCTTTTGAAACATTTAACGAGGATTGGTACATATTGGGACGTATCAATGAAACTGTAAATGAACTTAGAATGTTAGCAAAAGATGCTGGTCTTTATTACAAAGATAACAAAGGTACAAAATGTTTTGACCAGAAACAATGGGAGGCTATCAAGGCATGGACTGCAATTACCAAAAATAAAAAGATTGATAAAAAAGCAGCAAGAAACATGTATAAATATATTAGAGAATTAGAAGACCCTAATTATAGGTTAGATAAATTTTGGAGAGCAGAACCTGATTTAAGAGATTATGATTTTCAAACATTAAAAGAATGGTGTGGACTTACATTAGAAGATAATCAAAAAGATAAACCTTGGTATTGGATATTAAGAAGAAATTTTAAACCTAGACAAGTAAGACATTTTATAAGATTACTAAGAAGATATGGACAAAAAGAATTAGATAAAGATCCGTTAATAACTATAGATACAATTCATAGTGTTAAGGGTGGAGAGGCTAATCATGTTGTATTGTATGGTAAGGGAAACTATCCATCTGACTATAAACATAAAAATAAAAAAGAAAAAAGTGATGAACGAAAAGTTTGGTATACTGGTGCAACTAGAGCAAGAAAAACTTTACATTTACTAAGATCTGACTATAAGTTTAACTATCCGATTGGACAAGACTATTTAATATATATACAGGAGAAAAATGACAAATAAAGATTTATTCGATGAAAGTTTTCCTAATGATAAGCAGATTGGAGGATCTCACTACAAGCAGTTTTTGATTCAGCCCTGGACATTTATAAGAAAGAACAATTTAAATCCATTACAAGCAAATATAATTAAATATGTATGTAGATATTTATCTAAAGGTAAACCCTTAGAAGATTTAGAAAAAATAAAACATTACTGTGATTTAGAAATAAAACATCTAAAAGATCGTAAGGATGACAAAAAGAAAAAAAATTAAATGTTCAAAGTGTGATAAAGATGCAGTCATTATTGAAGACAAGATATATTATTGTGGTCCTTGTGCTGTTAAGCAGTTTATTACAAGGGTGCACAAAAGACTTCGATCTAAACCCAACATCAACAATAGTCAGAACAATGTTAAAAGGAAATAGCAAATGAGTAATGGATTACAACTTACATTAAGTTTTAAAAAATCAATGTGGAATACTCCTAGTGAGTACAAAGACTTATCTCAATACAAAGAAATAGCGATTGATTTAGAAACTAGAGACGATGGTATTAATGAAAGACTTGGAGCTGGTTGGGCTTTAGGTAAGGGGGAGATAGTAGGATTTGCAGTAGCAGTAGAAGGATGGAAAGGTTATTTTCCTTTTGGTCATCTAGGTGGTGGCAACATGATACCTGAACAAGTAAAGAAATATATGAAAGATGTATGTGCTTTACCGAATACTAAAATATTTCATAATGCTCAATACGATGTAGGTTGGTTACAAGCATCTGGTATCACGGTCAACGGACCTATAGTTGATACAATGATTGCAGCTGCACTTATAAATGAGAATAGATTTTCGTATTCATTAAATGCATTATCAGTAGATTACTTAAACGAGATAAAAGCTGAGACAGAACTTAGAGAGGCTGCAGCAGCACATGGTATTGACCCTAAGGCAGAGATGTGGAAGTTACCAGCAGAGCATGTGGGTTATTATGCAGAACAGGATGCAGAACTTACTTTAAAATTATGGCAAAGATTTAAACACGAAATAACTTCACAAAGTTTAATTACTGTATGGGAAATGGAGCAGCAACTGCTTCCGATATTAATAAAGATGCGTCAACGAGGAGTGAGAGTCCAAGTGGAAAAAGCTGCAGAATTACAAAAAGAAATGAAGCTCCAAGAAAAAGAAATACTATTGGATATACAGAAAGAAATAGGAATAGAAATAGATATTTGGGCACCCCGCCAGATTGCCAAAGCTTTTGACAAATTGAAGTTAGAATACCCGCGAACCGAAAAAACAAAAGAACCTTCCTTTACACAAAATTGGTTGATTAATAATAAAAACAAAATAGCACAACTTATTGTAAGTGCAAGAGAAGTTAATAAATTTCATGGAACTTTTTTATCATCTATTATGAAATACCAAGTTAATGGGAGGATACACGGAGAGATCAATCAGTTGAGAGGAGATAATGGAGGTACAGTTTCTGGTAGACTTTCAATGAGTAATCCAAATTTACAACAAGTACCATCTAGAAATAAAGATTTTGGTCCCAAGATAAGAAGTCTATTTATTCCTGAAGAAGGCCATAAGTGGGGTAGCTTTGATTATTCTCAACAAGAACCAAGAATGACAGTGCATTATGCAGCTTCAATCGGAGATGGTTATGAGGGTTCAAACGAATTAGTGGATGCTTATCAAAATGCCAGTGCAGACTTTCATCAGACAGTTGCTGACTTAGTTGGAATAGATAGAACTCAAGCAAAAACAATTGGCTTAGGTTTAATGTATGGAATGGGAAAAAACAAATTAGCTAATTCTCTTGGTGTTAGTAAAGATGAAGCCAATGAATTAATTATTAAATACAATAAAAAAGTACCCTTTGTTAAAAAACTTTCAGATAGATGTAAGTATGCAGCAGATGAAAAGGGAGTTATCAGAACTAAAAAAGGTAGAAAATGTATGTTTGATATGTGGGAAACTAGAGACTTCGGCTTACACCAAGCAGAAAAATATGAAGATGCAGTAGCCAAATATGGTAAAGATAATATTAAAAGAGCATACACATACAAAGCTTTGAACAGATTAATTCAAGGATCTTCAGCTGATCAAACAAA